CAGAAGACTATTGAGTCTGGCAAGCTTACAGGTGATCAAGTTGCTGCTATTCAGCAAGCCGAGATACAGATCAAAGCCCGCGCTCAAGAACTAGGTTTAGATTTTGCTAAGTTAAGCAATGAAGATCGTGCAAGCGCTCGCATGATGCAAGTTAATGTCAAAAGCTGGGTTCCTCCTTTTCTTGCCGTTGTGGTCACAGTTGGATTCTTCGGAATACTGGTAGGCATGATGACGCATACGTTTCAAACCTCAGATGCACTGATGCTCATGCTTGGATCATTGGGTACGGCATGGACAGGAATCATTGCATTCTATTTTGGTAGTTCTGCATCAAGTCAAAATAAAGATCACATGATTCACAACAGTACCCCAATAGAAAAATGACACAATTATCCCCACACTTCTCTCTAGAAGAGCTTACGTTCACAGATCATCGTGAGTTTGATAACACGCCAAATTCAGAAGAGTTGGCAAACCTACAACGCTTGGCTGAATTCTTAGAAAAGGTAAAGGTATTGGTGGGTGGAAAGCCAATCATGATTAACTCTGCATTCCGCTGCAAACAGGTCAATGATGCAGTCGGAAGCAAGGATACAAGTCAGCACCGCGTAGGATGTGCGGCAGACATTCGTGTGCCGGGAATGACCCCTGATCAAGTGGTTCAAGCTATAATTAACTCAGGATTACCCTTTGACCAAGTGATCCGGGAATTTGATCGCTGGACCCACGTTTCTATCCCTAACCGCGAAGGTGAGCAACCACGCGGTCAAGCGTTGATTATAGATAAGGCAGGAACGCGGGCATACAAACTAGCTTAGGTGTGCCATGCCCCAGAAAAAAATAGTATTCAAGCCCGGCGTCAACCAAGAGAATACTCGATATGTAACCGAGGGCGGCTGGTACGACTGCGATAAGGTAAGGTTTCGCCAAGGATTTCCAGAAAAGATTGGTGGATGGCAGCCCCTTACAACTCAAACATACTTGGGGATTTGCAGGGCGTTATGGAACTGGATTACGCTTGCTGGTGCAAACTTAATTGCAGTTGGTACAAACCTTAAAATCTATATTGAAGAGGGTGGTGCATACTATGACATCACCCCTTTGCAGTATCAATCCGCAACTATAAGTTTACCCGCAAACTCCTTTACTACTATTGCAGGATCGCAAACGGTAAAGATAGCAATACCGGGATTGGGAACATCGTTTTATTTATATGAAAACGACCTCTTAAACATTACCGGAATAACGTCAGCAGTTAACGGAATTCCAGCGGCAGATTTTAGCCAACAACTGACCATTACTAGCGTTTCGTATTCTGGTACGCCATACGTCACAGTGTTTCTACCTGATGCGGCAACGACTTCAGGTACTGGAGGAACGGCATGTTCCGCACTTTATATTACGTATTGGTGGGCGCAAACAGCAGTTCAAGGTTTTGCTGACTCCCAAGACTTTTATATAACTACAACAGCGACCGTAGCAGTTAATGACTTTATAAACTTAACACAACCTGATGGATCACCCATTAATTGTGCTGGGGTTGCCTTGTCAGGAACGTATCAGATTATTGCAAAGATCACATCTAACCAGTTTCAGATAACATCTCCAGATATCGCTTCTTACGATCAAACGGTTAGCAATACGTTTGCTCAGTATGAGATTAACACCACAACAAGCTATGTATCTGCTGTACAGGGATGGGGTGCAGGAGCATGGAGCAATGGTTCGTGGAGTTTCACGCAAGCCGACATTGCAACGACTTTGGGAATATGGTCGATTGCAAACTTTGGTGAGAATCTTATATTTGGTAGAAGGGGGGGACCAATATACTTTTGGAAAGCGTCTACAGGGGTTAATACTAGAGCGGTAGGATTGGACGAAGAATATGGCGCGGAAGAAAGTGTTCCGGCAATTCAAAACAACATAGCCATTTCTGATGCGTCACGTTTTGTGTTGGCGCTAGGATGCAACGACTATGGTTCTGAAATACTTAACCCCATGTTGATTCGTTGGTCTGATCAAGAGAATCCTCTGGTTTGGACCCCAACCGTGGGGAATCAAGCTGGAAGTGTACAGCTATCTCATGGATCAACGATTGTTGGATTTATTCAAACCCGCCAAGAGATTGTAGTCTTTACAGACTCATCGGTTTATTCCTTACAGTACAAAGGACCGCCAGCAGTCTGGGGCGCACAGCTTGTTGGTGAGAACACATCTATCCTTGGACCTAATGCTATAGCTTTAGCATCTGGCGTTGTTTACTGGATGGGTAATGGTAAGTTCTATACATACAACGGTACGGTCCAGACTTTGAGATGCGACCTACGCGAATTTATTTTTAGCAATATTAATACTCAACAGAACTATCAAGTCTATGCTGGAACCAATGAGGCGTTTAACGAAGTCTGGTGGTTTTATTGTTCAGCAAACGTATACGAGTTTCCAGATACTTATGTGATCTATAACTACATAGATGACGCTTGGTATTTTGGCTATATGCCACGCACCGCATGGCTTGACGTTGGGCTATTGACCTATCCTGTAGCAGCATATCCCGTGTCTGCAACAGGCACGGCTGCTGTACCGCCTTATGCCGCCAACCCGACCGGGTATCTTTTGAACCACGAGAGCGGGACAAACGATAATACGGTAGGAACGCCAGTTGCGATGAACTCGTATATTCAAACAGCAGAGTTTGATATAGATGATGGCGATCGTTTCTCGTTTGTCTGGCAGATGTTACCTGACGTAAGGTTTAACGGGTCAGATGCTGGAACAACTCCATCGGTAACAATGACGCTATCTGGGTTGCAAAACTCTGGGTCTGGGTTAAATAATCAATCGGTATTGAGTGGCGGCGGTCAGAATACCAATCCAGTTATACAATCAACAGCCCCGGTTCCAGCAAACTACAATTACACTTCAGTTGTTGTTGAGCAATTTACGGGTACGGTTCCATGCAGGGTGCGCGGACGTCAGTTGATATTTAGAGTTGAGAGCGCAGATTTAGGTGTTCAATGGCAGCTTGGTGCGCCTCGTATCAACATTAAGCCTGATGGCAGAAGGGGGAATACATGAGTAACAATTTAGTTCCAGTTCCACCGAACCTTCCGCTTCCGGCAACAGAGTTTAGCCAACAATATTTAAACGTGCTAACTAACGTTTTGCGTTTGTATTTTAATAATTTAAACACTTCCGTCAAAACAAGTGCTGATGATATTTCATCATTAACCACACTTACTTGGTTAGATATGTAATGTCAAATTATCAAAACGTAACACCAATACAGTTAGGGCAGGCAGCTATTACCACATCGGTAGCAACTGTCTATACCGTTCCGTCTGCATCGGTTGTGTACTTGAAAGACATTGATATTTGCAATACAAGTGCTACGGCGGTAAATATAAATGTTTATTTAGTTCCAAGTGGAAGTACAGCGTCAACCAGTAATGCTTTGTTTTATAGTGTATCTATCCCCGGGTATAGCACTATGCAATGGACGGGAACTCAACTATTAAATACTAGCCAGACCGTACAGGTATCCGCAAGTGCGACAGGCTGCACAATCATCGTAAGCGGAGGTCAAGCAGTATGACTATTAACGTATACCCAAATTCTATTAACTCGATATCTGTTACAAATAACGAGACTGCTTCTGCCCTTCCAGCCACGTATCAAGTTGCTCGCGGTATTGTAACTGGGGTAACTTCTTTTGTATTAAATGGATATCAATCTGCTTTCCCTATTACTAACTACTACCCAGCTTGGGAAAATGCATCTTACTATCCTTCCTATCCCGGTTCCGCAGCCGTTCAATATGTAACCAGTACATCTGGATCGGATACAGCAGTTCAAGTTTTAGTATCAGGCTTGAACTCAACGTACACGCCAATCAGCGAAACGGTGACATTGAGTGGTACATCGTTTGTTGCTACTGTAAATAGTTATTTAAGAATCAATAGCTTAGTTGTGACAAGTACAACAAGTCCTGTTGGAACGGTGACGATTGGACCATCTAATTCCAGCACTACGACTGTCTATGCAGTGATTGGGTTAACGACACAAAATGGATCAACCATATCTAATGGGCGTAGCAACATGTCCGTGTATACGGTTCCTACTGGATATACGCTGTACGTAACACGTCAGCAAGCGTTCTTTGCAGGTGGCGGTGCAAACTATGGAACGTTCCGTGTATTCACTCAAAACGCTGGGGTGTATAGTATCAGTGCTGCTGCACCATTCACGATGCAAGGATTAAGCATTACGCAAGTAACGCCGTTGGTCTATGCGGCAGGTACAGATATTCAATGGCAGATGTCGGCAGTGGGGTCAGCGGCTGCATCTATACAGGTCGAAGGACTACTGATTACTAGCGCGGCTAACTAAATATGGCTATTCAATTACCCGATTTAAGCGACTATAACGTTAACGTTACGCCATACCAAGGGTTAAAAGAAATATCTAGGATATTTGGTTTAGGAGCCGGATTTGGTGGCGCAGATTATATTGCTGCTAGGCAAGCTGGATATACTGATCCACAGATTGTGTCATTCTTAAAAGCTAATCCTTACCTGAATACAGGTGTAGTGATGGATTACATTCTTCAAGGAAAGCAAGCAGACCTAATTTCAGGAGGATTGCCCAATCTTAATAAAAGCGATACTAATCGTAAAGCATTAGTCGATCCTAACGCATCAACGTCAACTAAGGTTCCTTACGCAGACTATACAGTTGCAGGACGAGGCGGCGCACCCAGTGTGCAGATGTCTAATGCCAACGTGAATGTGTCGGGAAATGATTCTTATAATCAACTAATGAATGCAAGTCAAAGCGGTTCGTTGTTGATGGTCAAGAATCCGCCACAGAATAACTTATTTGGGCAGTCTTATGATCCCGGAACTTATAAGCTTATAGATTCGTATACAGGCGATATTGTAGCAAGCAATGTATCTCCTTCTCAACAAAAAGGGGTATATCAGTTTAGTTTTTCTAACCCTCAATCCGAGGGTTCCGTAAACGCATATATCCGTGCCGATCCTACTACTGGAGCAGTAGGCGCAATAGACCCATCTAAAAATCTTTCCTACCAATCTGGTATGGGTGGGGGAATGTTGAGCGGTATTGCAGGTATGGCTTTGCCGGTATTAGCTGGTCTTGCATTGCCGGGAATAGGTAATTATCTTGGCGCAGCATTATCAGGGTTTACAGAAGCAGACGCGTTAGCAAACTTAGCTACGTTTGCCCCTGCGGGTTCTTCTGTGATTACCGCAGAAGGAGCAATACCTGCCGCATATTCAGCGGCGGGAACAGCGGCAGCAGCAGCGCCTTCATTATATTCACAAGCAGCCAACTTATATAACACGGTTGCTAATAACCCAATAGTACAAACAGCTAAAGAAATAAACACCGATGTTAATTTAGCAAAAGGCGTACTTAATGGCGATCCTAATGCAATCGTTAACTCAATCGCAAAGGTTGATAATTTAGTAGGAAGTGGTGCGCCAAGTACCCCTGTAAAGTTGCCTGATAATATCGCAACTCAAAATGCACCTACTAATTTATCTGATTTACAAGACCAAACAAATTTTGATTTAACCCCAAATGTTCCTATACAACCTGAACCTAAAGTTAGCGTTGCACAGAATGGCTCTACTGAAGCACCTACTTTTACAACTGATGGTACTCAGGCAGGAACCACAACGGATATGTCCACACAAGTTGGGACACAAGCCGATACAGCACCGGAACCAAATCCAAATCTTAATCAAAATACTGCACAAAACGGTTCAACTGGTACACCTACGTTTCAAGACAATAGTGGAAAGTCTCAAATTGAAGCAGGTGTTACATCTAATTATGCCGATAATACTAAAACAACAACGTATGTTGACCCCAATACGGGAAATGTCACTAATCAATATACACAATCAAATGCGTTTACACCTACGCAAGGCACTGCGATACCGGGAACAACACCGTCAACAACACCGTCAACAACACAGCCTACTTCAACGCTCTCAAGTTTAAAAGGGCTTACCGCTTTATTGGGTATGAGTACAGGTGTAGCAGGGCTTTCCACATTGTTAGCTAATAAATCGTCTAGTAGCTCCGCTAATAAATCGTCTAGTAGTTCTGCTAATAATATACCTGCACAGCCAACTATGACTGATGTGCCATTACAATTTGATTGGGGTGCGACCACTCCAGCAGCCCACTCATATGGAGAAGTTATGGGACAACAATATTTAAACCCAATGTATACCCCTGCTCCTATAGCAAAAGCGCAAGGTGGATTAGCATCTATAGTCAATAATACAGATCATTATCCAACAGATGCTGAAGCAAAAGCCGCGTTTAACGCAGCGCATCTAACACCTAGTTATGAAAAACCCCAAGAAATAAATCAATACACACAATCATTGATGGATTTGATGCGGCAAATGCATTTGTTGCCCGACAATTCAGTTATTCCTTCGCCTGAGCAACAACATGCTGCGGTATATGGAGGCGCATATGCTCATGGCGGTGAGATATATAGTCTGGGTTCGTATTCTGATGGAGGCCGACTTTTAAAGGGGCCGGGGGATGGAATGTCTGATAACATACCAGCTACAATAGGGCATAACCAGCCAGCACGTTTAGCCGATGGTGAGTTCGTTATTCCGGCTGACGTGGTTTCTCATTTAGGAAACGGTTCTACAGAGGCAGGTTCTAAAGTTCTATATCAAATGATGGAACGAGTTAGGAAGGCTAGAACAGGTAATCCTAAGCAGGGTAAGCAGATTAAAGCCGATAAGTTCGTGCCAGTATAAGGAATAACCATGTCAATATTTGATACCTCCGCGAGTGCGACACCTACCAGTATTACACAACAGTCCGTTACGCCTTACGCTCAACCCCTTGCTCAACAAATTGTAGGGCAAGCGCAAGCATTAGGCAGTAAGCCTATGCCCCAATATACGGGCGAATTGGCTGCTGGCCCTTCGGCGTTACAAAACCAAGCGTTTAAAGGACTAGCAAATTTAACGTTGCCAACTGGAATGGCAACAGCTAGTACTAATCTGGGAAATGTAGCAACTCAAGCTCAAAATATTGGCAGCACATTTACTCCAACAACTTTTACAAACCAAAACTTTAACGCGGATTCTGCCCAGCAGTACATGAATCCTTATTTGAAAGCATCTTTGCAACCACAATTAGAGTTGCTACAAAATCAATTAGGGCAACAAAACGCGAGAACAAACGCACAGCTTGCTCAAGCTGGTGCATATGGCGGTGGGCGGCAGGCGGTAGAAAATCAACAAAATGCTTTGAACAGCAATCTTGCGGCTAACTCTTTGATCAGTTCCGGTTATAACACTGCATACAACAATGCAATGAACCAGTTCAATACAGATCAAGCTCGCAACTTACAAACTCAGCAAGCGCAAGAAACAGCAAATCAATATAAGGCAAATTTGGGATTACAAGGCTTGCAGTCTGCAACAACAGCAAATCAAGCTCTTGGTCAAAATGCGCAGTCACAAGGACAACAAAGTTTAGCTAATCTAAATGCATTGGCTACTCAAGGACAGGTTGAACAACAGCAACAACAGGCTGCGGATACGGCCGCGTATAATCAATATTTACTGCAACTCCAATACCCACAGACAATGTTGACAGCGCAAGAAAATGCATTTAAGTCTGTTCCTAATATTAATCAGCTTACTTATGGCGCAATGCCTAGTACGTTTCAAAATATTGGTAGTCTTGGTGGGGGGCTTCAATCTTTGCTTAGTGCGATTGGTGGAAATCAACCTATAGGTAGCGGCACATCTTCTACGATGGCGGGCCTTAATACAATTACTAGTGGGCTACAGAAACTATTGGGGGGAAGTAGTGGAACCGGCAATACTCAATTAGATAATATGATTAGCGCATATAATGCTGATAATAGCGGTAGTTACGGGGATTAAGGATTAAATATGGCTATTTCACTTCCCTCGCTTACACCTAAACTTGGTGCAGAAGCAAATTTAATTCAAATCCAAGAAGATT